TTTACAGATTTCACATAAAAAATCTGTCCTCGTGGCAGATTTTTTCATAAGTCCTCTTAGTTAAATGGATATAACAACTCCCTCCTAAGGAGTCGTTGCTGGTTCGATTCCGGCAGGGGACATTTTTAAGCCTTTAAGCATGCGGTTTTAAGCTAGTTTGCCCCAAATCTGCCCCAAATTTGTTTTATCTTTTCGTCGTTTCGTGATTTCTGTTCTTGTAATTGGTGGGCGTAGACTTCCAGCGTGATGTTTAGATTTTCATGCCCCAATACTTGCGATACAGAAATTAAATCGATATCGTGGGCTATTAAGTAGCTAGCGTAAGTGTGCCTTAACGAGTGGACACGGACTTCACGACCAACGATTTTACGCAAGGTTTTATTGACGGCATTGTTGGATAGTGAAGGTAGTAATCTGCCATCATCGGTAGGTGGTAGCTGGTCAACGAATTTTATAAACTCATCGTCAAGCGGTATCTCACGGATACTGCTTTTTGTTTTAGTTGGTAAGAAACCAGTGTTATTTTTATAGTCCCACGTTTTATTGACGGATAGCATGCCAGTTTTACGGTTGATATCATCCACGGTTAGTCCTAGACACTCAGCAAAACGGATACCGGTTTTAGCTATGATATAGAGTGCTGCATAAGACGCATATTCTGGATGCTTGCTTGTCTCGTAGATCAATCGCTCAAATTCCTCGACCTCTAGGAATTTCGTTTCAATATCACGCCCTTTGTTTTTAGCGTTGATTTTAGCGAACTTACAAAAGTTACGCTTGATATAACCTTCGTGAACTGCCATATCAATGCACGATTTGACATGCACATTAAAACGCTCGACAGTATCTTGAGCGTGAGTTTTAGCGTAGCTATTCAGCACACGCTGGTATTGAGTAGCAGTGACAGATTTCAGTTTCTTGTCGCCAAAAAATAATTCTATCTTGCGTTGAGTGTTGACGTATGCCTTATAAGTTATTTTGGAAACAGTAGGTTTCTTATAAACCTCGCACCACTGCTTGAAATAAGCGTAAAGAGTGATATCTTCATCAACATTGATAGTCTCTTGTAATTTTAATTCCATCTCAGCGGCAGCCTTGATAGCTTCAGATTTAGTACGGAAACCACCTTTTTCTTTCCGTTTATATTTTCCAAGGCGGTCTTTAAAACTTATCCGATACTCCCACCCGTTTGGGCGTTTGCGATATGATGCCATTGTTTAGTCCTCTTTTATGGTATAATAAAAGGGTGGTGGTGAGGGTTTTACTATTTATCTCACACACTCCCTTGATATAGTTTGACCAGTCGAAAGACTGGTTTTTTATTGGGTTAATCCATAAAACCTTGTTGTTTAGCCCACTCAACTTGACTATCATGCCAGTTTTCGCGTGCTTGTTGGTCTGATTGTTCTCTTGCTATCTCAGGAGAATCGGAAGGCACTCCACCATACCCCGGAGTATACCCATATTGTTCAGTCGCTTGGTCTACTTGTGATTGCGTAGGGCCTACACCGTCAATAGGTTTTTCTTGCTGAGGTTGAGAAGCTTCGGTTTGCGTCTGTTCTTGTGATTGTTGCGGTTGTTCTGAACTTGAACTACTAGAAGTTTTTGAAGTTGAAGAAGAACTATGTTTACTTGATTTTGTGGTATGTTTTGTTACTTTAACAGTTTTTGACTGTTTCGTTTCCTTCGGTTCCTTCCCAGACTTCGGTAAAAGTATTAAACCGACACAGAATAAAACTATAATTGTTAATATGTACCATTTGTATTTATTTAAAAGTTTCATATCAATTCCTCACCATCTTTAAGTATTCGTCTTTTACAAACGTCTCATCACAAATCGTGGTGAGATTATATTTTTCCATGAAGTGTAAGTAATTGAAATCATCCAGATTTTCATTTTTCAGCAATTCATGGATCATACTTCTATTAGCTTGAGCTTCGTATTTTTCACGCAACCGTTCATAGTCTTTGGAATTGTGCTCTAGATGGCCTAGTTCGTGCAGAATGACCTTTAAACGAGTGTTGGGGGATAAATCCCCATTGATGTAAACCACACGGTTAACGGGGTCTAGAAACCCATCTCGAGACCACTGGCTAGAGTCAAACTCACAAAGAGACACGTTGAATTGCTCAAGTAATTCTTTTTCAGGCATAGCTTCCTCGTATCGGTTTCTATAAAAAAACAAAAAGAGCCAATTCGACAAACGAACTGGCCCTTTTTAGACGTTTTGTTCCCTTACACTTGCGCACGCACAAGCCATAGGGCGCTGAACTTAATCAGTCTTCCACTAAAAATAGTTTACAAAATGTTTTACTTATTGTCAATGATTTTACAAAAAATAGTAAACATTTTAACCAGTTCTGGCGTTTTTGTGTAATCAGATGCATACCTTTGCATTCGGTCAATAAGATTTTGGATCTTTAAACCTTGATGATATTGAACCGCAGTGGAACAGTAGGCATTCGATAAGGCAATGAGTGAAAGAAGGTCATTCACTTTGCGGTATTGACGATATTTGAGAACGCCCTTTTGTCTAGCAAACGTATTAACTACGGCATTAACTCTATTCAATTTTTCGTCATCTCTGAATACATTTACCATCAGGACATTATTGTGAGCGCAAGCGTTTCTGAGATGTCTTGAGTTATCACCCAATGTCACAGCCTTTTGAAGAGAGCTGGGCCTATACTTATCAAAATAAAGTCCTACTAATTTTAACAAGCAGCCATAATCCATGTGTTCCATCAACGCCCAAATCGGGATATCAGACCCACGTTTTAGAAACATATCCTTTTGATATCGAGATTGTCTGAACCGATTATAGGTGCTGTTATAGTATGTTGGGTAATTGACAGCGAATTCCTGAACAATTGTATAACCATCTTCATCAGGATTGTTAGTAATTAACCTAGATAACTCGACTTTTATAAAATGTTCAACATTAATAGCAATATCCAGAAGCGTGTCTCGCAAATACATATCAATTGTGGCTAGATCTACAAGATGCTGAAAATCAAGATGTTGATACTTCCCGTTTTTCTTTTTAAAATTTTTTCGAAAAGCAGAGACTTTATAGTAGTAGTTGTTCTTTTCTAAAAAAGTAATAGCTTTACCTTTCGACATAAGTTCAAAACTAACCCCATTGTTGTCAAGCAAAGTAACTAAATCTCTATAAGATTGTTTGGATTTGCGAACCATATCAATCCCCCTTGCTGCTCATATATCCCGCAATGATGCCACGAATTGCCCGCTTATCGTCATCCGTCAGCGGTTTGCCATCGAACATCATGGCGTTGGCTATGATTTCATCGATGTCATGGGCGTTGGTTGGTTGTGGTTGTTCTTTCGTCATAGGGACATCATACCCCATGAGCCATGCTTCAGATACCCCCAACGTTCTAGCAAGTAGCACTAACTTTTCTTGGTCTGGTGTTGATTTCCCATTGATGTATTGAGACAAAGCGCTCTTTCCAAGTTTTACGCCCAATTCCTTTTGATGCACTTTCGAAAGGGAAATTACGTCAACTTGCTTTAAATTTCGTTCGTTCATCACTTGTTGCAAGCGTGCAGCAGTAGTATTTTTCATATTCTTTACCTTTTTCCTTTATGGATTCATTATATAGTAGAAAACACAAAAGTTCAAGAAAAAATAAAAAAAAGTTCAAAAAATTGAACAAAACTGTTGACAAATAAAAAGAGAAGGATTAAAATAAAACCATAAAGTTCAAGAGATTGAACTTAGAAAGGAGAACTCAATGAGATTTAACTACGCTAAATTAAAGGGTCGTATTAAAGAAAAATACGGGACGCAAGAAGCTTTTGCAAAAGCTATCGGCTTAACTCCCTCAAGGTTTTCATTCAAGATCAACGGGAAAGCGAAGTGGAAACAAGATGAAATTGTAAAAGCGGTTGAATTATTAGAAATCTCACAAGATGAGATAGTTGAATATTTTTTTAACTATAAAGTTCAAGAACTTGAACCAAACAATTAAAATTATGAAGGAAAACAAAAATGAAGAAAATAAAAAAAGGCTTTGAAAAAATCAAAGACGTCATTGACGATTGGTTTTGGAGTGATACTGGGTTAATAATCGGTTGTACCTTTTTGGCAATTGTCGGCACTATATCGGGTTCGATTATTGGGGTAGGGGTTTTCCTTATTATCAAACTGCTTATCCACAAGTTATTTGGTTTACCCTTTACAGTTGATTAAGCCTATCACAAGTTTTATCAAATAATTAAGAAACAAGGTAAAAGATGTTCCTAGAATAGAAACTATGAATGGAAGCCATAAAGAAGTTAATAGCGTCCGTTTCATGAATGCTTTGTATTCTGGCAGATAATAAAGACCTTTCTTCGTGAGACCTACGTCGCCAGAAACGTCTTTGACGCATAAGCCTTTGTCGCAAAGTTCCTGAATAAAAATATCGTTATTATCTATTAGTTCTTTATTATCTTTGTAGTAAATTCGACCCCGTTTGTTAGATTTCCGAATTTTAATAAATGTTTTGATTAAGCAATGCGCTTTGTTTGATAGAACCTCCACAATAAAACTCCAATTATTTTTTAAAACTATTATATCAAAAATAGAAAGGAACAAGAATGAACGAATTGATTAACGTAACTTTAAACGAAAACCATGAGCCAGTAATCAGTGCAAGACAACTTCACACAGCATTAGGAGTGACAGACCGATTCAGTAGATGGTTTGAAAGAATGTTAACATACGGTTTCGAAGAAAATTCGGACTATGTAGGGTGTGAAATCTTCCACGACCTAGCAAGAAAGAAAGTCAAAGACTACATCATCAAGCTAGACATGGCTAAAGAAATCGCAATGTTGCAACGCAACGAAAAATCAAAAGAAGTCCGAAAATACTTCATCCAAGTTGAGAAAGACTTCAACAGCCCAGAAAAAATCATGGCTAGAGCGTTGCTCATGGCTGACAAGAAAATCAAGCTCTTGGAAAGCCAAAACGAAAACCTCTTGATTGAGTTAGAAGAAGCTAACAAAAACGCTGATTACCTAGATTTGATTTTACAAACAAAGGATAGTCTAACTATCACTCAAATCGCTCAAGATTATGGCATTTCAGCACGCAAGATGAACCAACTCTTGAAACAAGAGCGTATCCAACGCATCGTCAATGGTCAGTGGGTACTATATGCCAAATACCTTGGTAAAGGTTATATCTCAAGCAGAACATTCGACTATGAAGGCAAAGATGGCAAAATCCACAGTAATGTGACAACGGTTTGGACGCAACTAGGACGACGCTTCCTATACGACAAATTGAAAGCTATCGGAGTTTTACCAACTATCGAACAGTAACATTTCTAAATGTTGCTACGTTGCAACATTTGGGAACGTACACAAATTTTAATTGTTCGTTTTGCGAACAATCACCGAAAGGAGTTGGTTAAATGGACAACCCATTCAAACCACTAGCTGACCAGTTCGACAGCATGCTGACGGCAGTTATAGCGGATAAAACAAAAGCGTTCGACATAGACGAAACGCTACCCATGATTTTAACTGCTAAACAGTGTCAGTCAATGCTCGGAATTGGAAACTATACCGAATTTTTACGAATAACCAATCTTGACGGTTTTCCGAAAATCGACAAAGGTCGAGGGAGCCAAATCAGATACCCAAGAGACCCCGTAAGAGATTGGTTTAACAATAACTAGAAACAGATTCAAATAGAGTTAACACCCTAGCCGTAACAGTGAGCTAGTGAGGAAACTGAACGATACCAACTAAGTAAGCAACAACGATTTGATATTCATAAGTTTCTTTAAATATATATGAATTAAAAACCTCACTAGTTCTCTAGTGCGGTTAGGGAATAGAAAGGAATTTAAAAATGAAAAAACTACTTAAATGGCTATTTGTAAAAGAGAAACAAGAACCAGAATATTTCTTCGAACCAGTATGGACACCATACGAGGAAAACGAACGCAAATATGAAGCACGCCAAAAACGTGAACAAGAGCTTTTGGCTAAATACGGAAACCGATAACATTACCATCTTCAATCCGTAGCCACGGCTCACCGTGGAGTGTAACTTATACCTTTCCCCAAAAAAATCTTTACTAAATTACTTTTTTCCTAATTTTCCCATTCATAAGTCTAATAAAACATTGAAATACGACACGGTGGGCTATGGGTGCGGATTGAAGCACTAAAAAAAGCACAGGTAAGGGCCTGTGCAAGAAATAACATCTATACAAGGAGTATACCATGAAATCATTCAACACTCAAACAGTCACTAAAACTTCTTTCACTAAATCAAAAGCCTACGGGCTTTGTGGCACGCTCGCTATCGCCACAGCTCTATTGATTGGTGCTGGCACAGTATCAGCAGACGAAGATGTTCAACCAGTGGTGGACGCACAACCAGCGGTGTCTAATGTCTATACGGCTGACAATGCTGGCAATATTACGGTAACACCTAGCGAAACAGTGGCAGAAACACCAGCGGTTGCAACTGAAGCAGCACCAGTGGTAGAAACACCAAATTTTTTGGCACCAGCACCAGTAGAATCTCAACCGATTACTGAAACACCAGCAACAAGCACAGAGGTAGCTCAACCAGTCGAAACAGCACCTACAAGTGTTGTCAAAGAGGGTGATACTATCACCGTCGAAAAACCTAACGTTGAAGTGACTTTCCCTAACGGTACTGGTAAATACTCACCATTTGAAGTTGAATACAAAGATATTGAGTTTCCGGATAGCATGGCTATCAACGAAGGCGACAAGGTTGTCACTGAATTGCCTAAAGAAATCGGGCTTCAAACTAGCTTTGATTTCGATGTTTACAACAATGAGAATGTTGTCGGTAAAGCCAATGCTGACGCTCAAGCTCGCACTATCACAACGACATTCAATAATTACTTTACTGAACACCCATTGAATAAAAAGATGTCTTTGAAATTCGATGCTAAATGGCTCGATATTGTAGAGCCGGGCAAACCAGTAACCGTCAATTTTGACGGTACTGTTAAGACCTTTGAAATCGCTGAGGAAGGTCCGCTCCCAACGGACGAGCTCTTATCTAAGTGGGGTAGCCAAAATAAAGATAACCCACAAATCATTAACTGGACGCTACGTCTCAATACAGCTCGTCAGGTCTTGAACTATGCAAAATTGCAAGATACTTGGTCAGATAATCAAGAATTTGTGGACGGCTCACAGAGTATCTACTTTGTTGAAGACCCTGTTAAGTGGACTGGCATTGACTACTCAGCTAAGGATTATCTCGAAAGTTGGAATGTCCGAGCTGATGGCTTTGATGCGAAATTCAAAGAGTTTAACCGCATCATGTACATTGATTACCAAACTCGCTTGAAATCAGCGGTTAAAGACTCAACTAATCCGACTAACAAGGCTACGCTGGTAGCGGTAGATGCTGGGGCTATCTCAACATCTAAGGTGCAATTAGTAGGCGGACGTGGTGATGCTAGCGGTGAAAACAAGCCAAAACCAACCTTTGAACTTCCACACGACGCACCTAAAGTTGACATCCCAGAATTTGAAGGCGGTGTGGTTCCTAATGACCCACCAGTCGTTGAAATTCCAGAATGGAATGGTGGCACTGTGCCAAATGAAGCTCCAGTGCATTACAAACCAGAGTTCCAAGGAGGCATTCCGGGTATTCCAGAAGAACGTGAGCTTCCACCATTCGAAGGCGGAGTGATTCCAAACGATGCTCCTATTCTCGACTTGCCAGAATTAGAAATCCCAGAGGAACCAACTAAACCTACACCAGAAAAACCTAGCACACCGAAAGAAGTACCTAGCAAGCCCGTAGACGCTCCGAAAGCGAAAGAGGTAGAAATTACCGAGGTCGTTTATAAAAACGATTCTGAGCCAAAAGAGACACCAAAAACAACGGTTTACGGCGGTGTTCTACCTAACACTGGTGAGAAAGAGGGTATCATGTCAACTCTTGGTCTCTTGGTTATCTCTGCAGGTATCGCAGGTTTGACATTGAGCTTCAAGAAATATAACGAGGGCGAATAATGAGTATTAAATATATCAAACAATCAACTGTTAATAGAGCGCTACGTTTACACTTGAGATGGTTGAGAAACGAGAGACACGGCAAACGACTGACTGTTGGGTTAGCGATTTCATTGAAAATCAATTGGTCAAAAATCAACCTACGCTCTGCGGACCTACGCTATGCGGACCTACGCTCTGCGGACCTACGCTATGCGAACCTAAGCTCTGCGAACCTAAGCTCTACGAACCTAAGCTGGGCGTCAACCATCAATGTTAGGAACCTGCGTGTTATCTCATGCCAATTAAATACTAGTGATCAAAACCGCAACATCGCTTATTACCCAGACTTAAATTTAATCACCGCAGGCTGCTTCTTCGGCACCCTCGACGAACTCAAAAAGAGGGTCGAAGAGGTACACAAGAAGGACAATCCTAGCATCTACGCTAAATATCAAGCTGTCTTCACGTTTATTGAGACGGTTTTAGAAATTGAAAAGGAAGAATAATCATGAAAGAAAACAATAAACTAGTCGTATTTTACAGCGCTGAAAAGGATGGATTTCTTGAGAAATACAAAGACAGAGGCAGTCTAGCATTTGAAGGAGTTTTCAGTAAAGATTTAAACAACGCTCTATCTATGCCGCTAGAGCCATACGAAGAACAAAAAAACGAACTTGATAAACTTGCCGAAGCGTTTGGCTGCGAAGTCCTTAACGTGGAAGTTGAATACAACGTAACTAAACTTGACGGTTCGGACTTTGAACGCACGGTGCGTGAAGAATCCCTGAAAGATGGTCTCAAATCGCTCCTAGACTTATTGACGGACTAACAGAACTTGAAGTGGTGGGAGGGTAGGCATTAAATATGGCAACGTTATATGAATTAACAGGTCAATTTCTAGAAATTTATAACATGGAAGTTGACGATGAAACTAAGCTCGATACACTCGAAGCGATTGACTGGACTGCCGACTATGAAAATAAGGTAGAAGGCTATGTCAAAGTCATTAAATCGCTAGAAGCTGATATCGAAGCTCGCAAAAACGAAAAGAAACGCTTGGATGGTTTGAATAAGTCAGACCAATCTAAAATTGACAATCTTAAGGCTGCTCTTGCCACTAGTATGGCTGAGACTGGTCAGGAAAGAGTTGACACCACACTCTTCAAAGTCGGTTTCCGTAAGTCTAAAGCGGTAGTAGTGGATGAAGATAAACTTCCTAAAAAATATCAAATCGTTAGCTACAAACCGGACAAAAAAACGATTAAAGAACTTCTTAATAGCGGTGCAACCATTCGAGGTGCTCACATTGAAGAAAGGAGTAATTTAAGTATCCGATGAAAATCACGAAAGCAACAGATATCCAGCGGACTACGAATTGGCGAATACTGATCTATGGTAAGGCTGGGTTAGGGAAGACATCCCTTGTTAAAAATATGTCTGGAAAAACCTTGGTATTGTCGTTAGATAATTCCTCAAAGGTTTTAGCCGGAACTAAAAACGTAGATATCATTGATTTTGACCGTGAGCATCCAACTGAATTTATCACAGAGTTTCTAACTCAAGCGGATGATCTGATTAAAGGCTACGACAATCTAGTTATTGATAACATTTCAAGCTTTCAATCCGATTGGTTTATTGAGCAAGGTCGAAAATCGAAGAACGGTATTAGTAACGAGTTGCAACACTACTCACAATGGACTAACTACTTCCTTCGAGTATTGACTGCAATCTATACCAAACCTATCAATATCTATGTGACAGCATGGGAAGATACCCACGAACTCAACTTGGAAACTGGTCAGATTTTAACTCAGTATGTGCCACAGATTAGGGCTAGCGTACTCAACCAACTATTAGGGCTTACTGACATTGTTGGTCGTATCATCGTCAATGCAAAAACTGGTGCCCGTGGGTTGATTTTGGAAGGTAGTGAAGGGACTTATGCAAAAAACCGTCTCGATAATCGGACGGCTTGCAAAATTGAAGACCTCTTCAAGTTTGGTGATTTAGATGGAACTAAGGAATTACCAGAATGACCTCGTTGACGGCATCAAACAGTCAATCCTAAACGGCAACAAGCACATTATGGTGCAGTCGCCCCCTCGAAGTGGGAAGACAGTAGTAATGGCTCATATCGCCAAAGGTGCAACGGATAAAGGTAACACTGTTCTATTCTTTAGCCATCGTAAAGAGATTAATGAACAAGTAGTCAACACCTTTCAGCGTAATGGCGTTGACATGAATCTAGTAACTATTGATAGCGTTGGTAAGATTTCAAGGCGTTTAGAGATTTTAAAACAACCATCTCTAATTCTCATTGATGAAGCTCACCATGTTAAAGCTAAAACTTACTTAAAAATCATTGAGCATTTTAAAGATAGTGTCATTCTCATGTTCACCGGTACACCAGTCCGCCTAGATGGCAGTGGGTTTGATGACATCGCTGACGATTTAATTATAGGAAAGTCGGTCAAATGGTTGCAAGAAAATGGCAACATAGCACCGTTTAAATATTATGCCCCATCTTTAGTTGATACAACACGACTGAAAAAACGTGCTGGAGAATTCACCAAGGCTTCCATAGATGAATCAATGAAACGTGTCATCTATGGTGATGTCATAGCACATTATGAAAAATTGGCTAAAGGCAAACAAGCTATCATTTACACGCATAGCGTAGAAGCCTCTGAGAGCGTCTCTAACGCATTTGAAAGTGCAGGCTATACTTCTATCACAATCAGTGGTAAAACGCCATCAGAGACACGAGAGAGGGCGATGAGAGCCTTTAGGGACGGAGAACTAAAAATAATGGTTAATTGCGAGCTATTCACGGAAGGCATTGACCTTCCAAATGTGGATGTTTGCATCATGCTGAGACCAACTCAGTCACTATCCTTATATTTACAGTTTGCCATGAGAGCTTTAAACCCTAGAGATGGCAAAACAGCTATCATCATCGACCACGTTGGGAATGTTGATAGGCATGGACTTCCAAACGCTGACCGAGATTGGTCGCTTAAGGGCATTGATAAAACCAAGAAAAAAACTAAACTCGGTGAGCCAACCACTCGGACGTGTGATGACTGCTACGCTACATTCTGGAGTGTAGAGCGTATCTGTCCGATATGTGGGCACGAAAACAAACCGACAAAAGAAGAAATCGAAATCATTCGAGAAATCCAACTCGAAGAACGACGGCAAGAGGTTGCGAGTAAGGTTGAAACATTCGTTACAAGCGACCAATGCCAAACAGTAGAAGAACTCAAAGAGTTCGCTAAACAACACGGATATAAGCCCGGTTGGGTTTATCATCAACAAAAAAATAGAAATATTTGGAGATAAAATAATATGTTTACAATCGACTATTCACAAGCTAAAGAATTTGGAGCAATTGCAGACGGTACTTATGAAGTTACCATTGATCTAGCAAAACAAGACGCTACGCAAGGCGGTGCTGACTTCCTTGACATCCGTTTCCGTATCCGCAAGGACTTCCAACAAGAATTCCAAAATAACATTATTTTCCATCGTATTTTTGCCAAGAAAGAAGACGGCAAGTATCCAGTAGCTTCTATTATGAACCTTGCTAAAGCTGCTGGCATTCCAGACGGTACTAAATTCACAAGTTTGAAAGACTACCTCAACCAACTCGAAGGCAAGGCGTTGAAAGTTACGGTTAAAAACGAAAAATCTGAGTACAAAGATAAAACTTATGAAAATCTCAACGTTAAGCGTATGGAAGTTACCGATGTACCGATCGCAGTAGCTAGTGCTGATGTCTCAGAAATTGACCTTCCATTCTAATTATGGAGATGGTTGATTACGCAATCAACTATCAAAAGATGGGCTATTCTGTGATACCTATTTCAAAGAGTGGGAAAACACCTCTTATAGCGTTTGCAGATAAACCAAAACTTACTGAAAATGACATTCGTAGAATTTGGCGAGACAATCCAGACGCTAACATAGCACTAAGGACTGATACCTTCTTTGTCATAGATGTTGACATGCACGGTGATGTTAATGGCTTGGAGAATTTAAGAAATTGGGAGCACGCTAGATTAATTCCTAAAACCTTGCAAGCTACTACGCCTAGCGGTGGACGGCATATCTACTTAAAAAAAGACCCTAACCATCCTATATCACAGAATATAGGGATGATTGAGGGTGTGGATATCAAAGCCCACATAAATAATTATATTTTAGTGCCACCGTCCAATAATTCCAAGGGCTACTATGAATGGGATGTGGTGCACTCGCCAAAGGATGGAAGTATCACAGAAGCACCCATTGAATTGATTAAAGTATTGCAAGAAATGAAACCAAAGCCGGTAAGCTATGAAGTCTCATCGTTTGCAAGTGGTAGCGTAAGAAGCACTAAAACCACTAAGCTGTTTGAGAGTATCTTACTAGGCTTTGGAGACCAAGGGGGACGAAACAACGCCCTAGCCGAGTTTGTCGGTGGGCTACTCCTTCGAGGTGTTGACCCAGAAATAACCTACCATCTCACAAAGATGGCAAACAACAACACTCAAGAGCCTTTGAGTGATAAGGAATTTGAAAGGACATTCAAGAGCATGTTAGACAAAGAGATAAGGAGGATTGGACTTGACAACAATTGATTTCGACTATTATCGTGAACAACTCGCAAATTCTAGTCTATCGCCAGGAAAGCCAGACAGCTACGATGGCATTAAAAATAAACTGAAAGCCTATCGAAAAGAGTGGTTCGAGAAATTCAAGGAAAAAAATCCAGATAAAAACGAACCCAAGGCGTTGCCGGAATTAGCAGTAGCTAAAGGATTAAATAAATACGTCCATGTCATCACCCTCGAAAATGGGAAAGTAGCCTTATATGATCTAGAGCGTGGGTACTATCAAAAAGATTATAGGTACGCCTACCAGCTCATTTATATCATCGAGCCTACTTTCAACGAGACAAAATGCCGTAACGTTCTATTTCTACTATCAAACATGAGTAGGAAATATGAATACCAACGCATGCGTATGGATTTCGAGCCAGAATATCGAGATGTTAGACGCTTCATTTTGGTTAAAAACGGCATTTACGATAAGCGTAAAAAGAAACTACTATCGTTTGATTATAAGTTTATCAACTTCAGTACCATCGAGACAGAATTGGTCGAAAACGCCCCTAAACCAACCATAGACGGTTGGGATGTGGATACTTGGTTACTCGATTTAATGAGTGGTGACAGTGAGCTTGTCGAATTGCTATGGCAAGTCATTGCAGCGTCATTAAACGGAAACCATTCCTATCGAAAATCAATCTGGTTGGTTGGTAATGGTAACGATGGTAAGGGTACATTTCAACAGTTAATCAGTAATCTGGTTGGACTTAAAAACGTAGCACCGTTGAAACTCAATCAATTCTCAGAGCGTTTCGGTCTCGCCATCATCGAAGGTAAGACGGTAATTATCGGTGATGATGTCCAAGCTGGCATTTATGTGGATGAATCTTCTAACTTTAACTCGGTTGTAACTGGTGAGCCGATATCGATTGAGAAAAAAGGTGAAAATCCATATCTGGCACAGTTTAAGAAAACAGTTATCCAATCAACCAACGCTATGCCGGTATTTAAGAATAAGTCAAACGGGACTTATAGGCGTATCGTTATCATCCCATTCAAGAAAACATTCGGTATCAAGGATGATAATTGGGCAATCAAGGATGATTACATCAACCGCAAGGAAGTTTTGGAGTATGTTCTTTGGAAGGCTATTAATTTAGACTTTGACCGTTTCAACGAGCCAAAGGCAACGCAAGAGCGCATGCAAGAATTCAAAGAGGAAAATAATACCGTTTATAAATTCCTTAATGAATACTTGTCGGATGTCGTTTCAACTCGTATTCCAGTTAGATTCCTATGGGACGTTTACCGCTCATGGTGTCATGAGGGTAATCATACAATCCCTAAAAAATCTAACTTCGAAAGAGAAATGACCCAGAATTTGCCGGTTGGTTGGGAAAAGAATAAATTAAGACCGCTTGACCACTTTAACCCAACTGAAGACAAACCAGATTATTGGCATGACTTTAATTTTAGTTGGGATGCCGAAAAAGATGGCAAAAAAACAGCTACAATCATAATTAAGACACCGTGATACCGATTGACACCGATAACGGTGCCCTCGCAAACACTTGATACTAAAGCAATTAAGACACCTTGGATACTATGTTACTACTTTTATATAAATTTAAAATAAATAAATAAATAAATATATATATATATAGAGAGACCCTAAAAACTAGGTGTCTGGGTGTCAAAATCGGCTCAAACCCCTTATTTTACAAGGGTTTGCGAGGATACCACTACAAGTGTCACAGTGAGTGTCGCGGTATCCATTTAGGAGATATATGACCACAGAATCATCTATTCAAAATCAAATTCGAGTGGAATTATCAAAAGCTGGCTATATGGTATTCCGAATTAACGTTGGTAAGGTCAGAATGGCAGACGGGCGTTGGTTTGATACTGGGGCTCCGAAAGGTTTTTGTGATCTATTCGGTTTTGGACCAGACGGACAGATATTTTTCATCGAAGTTAAAAATGAAAAAGGTCGAGTGAGAGACGACCAACAGAAATTTATGGATGCCATGAAAAAGCGAGGGGCACTCGTTGGAGTGGCAAGGAGTGTTAAGGAGGCTATGGATATAGTCGATGGTAAAACGATGGAATGATTACATGGCTGGTGTTAAATATGCACCAAGACCATACGAGCAATCGGCAACAGTGTTAGAGCGTGTGGAATATTTCAGCCACTGGTTTTACACTACGCATCAAAAGAAAGGTGCGGTAGCTACCAAGTTAGGTATTGGGAATAAGAAACTCAACCGCATACTAATGCTGGAGCAGTTGCTGGACGAAGAATTACTGAAAGGAATGATGGAGCTATGCGAAAAGTGAAGATATTTAGCGACAGTGATACAGATAATGGCTTGGACGAAAGAATAAACGAGTGGATTGAAGGGAACGGATTTGAATTACTAGATGTCAGAGTTACTTATGACGTAAATAAGGAATACGGCTTCATGGTAGCTACTGCCACGGTGATCTACATAGATAAAAGCGAGGGTTGACATGAAATACAAAGTTATCGTGTACTACGACAATATGGAAGACAGTGAGCATGTCTTCAGTAATAAGAATGATGCTATCAACGAGTTGCATCGCTTACGAGGTGTTAAATATCGCAATGCAAGGAAATATAAGGTAGAGATGGTGGAAGTAGATGGGTGATTTTTACGGTGGGACATTAGCTGACTATATCAAATATTGTGATTATAGATATAGCGGTAAGTTTAAACTAAAAAAGGTGAAGATATTTTTGACGGATTCACTAGATGGCTAAAAGAAAACGAAGGGGTTTACAATGACTAGACAAGAAGCAATACAAACGTTATCGAAGGTAGGGAAGATTTCTGTATCTTACGCAGAAGACCTATATGACTCATTCTTCCCTAAACCAGTTGTTCCGCAATGTGTGGCGGATTGGTATGAGGGGCATAAGGATGAGTTTGAGATAAATCTGTATCGAGAGGTCTGCAGATCTGAAGAAAATTACAACTGTGGCGGTTTGACTGATTTTCAAGAATGGCTGATTAGTGGCAAAACAAGCTCGCTTAGTGTCCTCGTAAACATGCATCAGTTTGGGTATGAGGTCGAGAAAGAACCTAGATATACGGTTCGGATTAAAGGGCTTTCTGAGATTAATCGTTATTTGAATAAAGAATGTGATGAGGAATTCTTATTTTCGGATTCAGAAGAATTGGAAGACTTTCGGACTAAGTTCACCCGCAAAGAGCTTGAAGAAGCTGATTTTGGCTGGGTGTTTGACTGCGAAGGCGTTGAAGTAAAAGAGGTGGACGATGAAAACGATTAAATTCATTTTGGCAGTCTTAGCTGCGGTTTACGCTTTGCGCACGCTGTCTAAGAAAGGGGAATGATTAATGGGACTTTCGTCAAAGAAGAAGACCTCTAAGAAGTGGTACACGGATAGTTTGACTATTTCAAGCGTCATCTTAGTCGTCAGTCTAGCTATTAACATGCTGTCAGTCTACTATGTTCTGACAGTGCCACGCAGGGTAGAGACAGTAACTATCCATAAAGTAGATAACGTGGGCGCAGAGATGCACGGCAAGGTTACTGGAAAAGAGAAAATTAATGATCTCTACACTATCGATTGTGGGGCTTACGGCAAGTTTCTTGTCAGCAAGGAGCAATACGATGCGGTAAATGTTGGGGATGACATCCCTAGCTACTTAAGGGGGCGAGGACAATGATACTAATCAAGAGGTTAGGAAGAATGAGAATCAACAACAGAAAAAGGTTAGAGTATTGTTCATTATTCAAATGTCCTAAATGTGGATCTCTTGTTATTAGACCAACAGGGGAAGGTAACAGATTAACTGCGTGCAGTCAATCTTGCTCACAGTTAGGTGTTAGGAGAAGGTCTTATAAAAAGAGCGTCATTATTAGTGGATATGAATACATTTACATGCCTGAACACCCCAATGCCATGAAATCAGGGTATGTTGGAAAACATAGATTAGTATTGGAGAATAAATTAGGAAGGTTTTTGAAAAATAATGAAGTTGCACATCATGTAAATGAAAATAAACTAGATAATAGTCCCGAAAATATTGAATTGATGTCATTTTCGGAACACTCAAGACTTCATGCCAAAGAAAAATGGGAGGAGCGTGGTGGTTTTGTTAAGATTTAGAGCGTGGCTTAAAGAAGATAAAGAAATGGTAGATGTGGAAGAAATCAATTTCTATAACGGTGAGTTTGATTTCATCGGAGACGCTACCACTTGGATGTGCAAGAGCAACGATTGTGTTTTAATGCAATCAACTGGGCTCACTGATAAGAATGACAAGGAAATCTTTGAGGGGGATGTTTTAAAAGTAACCAACCTATCAAGCTGGTTGGAAGTTGTATCTTTTAACGAAGATAAAGCGATGTTTGTTTCTAAAGAAACTAAAAGAAAGGTTGAAGAAACTCCTCTATACGATTTGTTTAACACAGATATCTTCGAAGTTGAAATCATCGGAAACATACACACAAATCCAAAACTGGCAGAGGTGAAACAATGAACAAACGACAATTGAAAAAATCAGTAATGAGAAATGTATCTAAACTTTATGATATGGCTTTCGAGCGAAAACGCTTTAGGAGAGACGTAGCTATTATTTGCGGTAGAGGTCCAAGAAACACAAGAGCACTTACTACAATGGTGGTTAAGAGAACTGTGTGCGAATACGCCCCATTCGAAGCTGTGGGAATAACATTAGAGGGATATATCGCTGATCGCAAAGTGATTGAGGGGCGTGGCTCATGAGTAAAACATACCAATATTCAGGGCTGACACCAGAATTATATCAACGGTTAGTCAGCGAGCATGCATCACTGAGGAAAGCACACCCGAGAGATTATAAGCGGTTCTTCCAAGATGTGAAACAGTGCAGTGAGTTACAAGCTCGCATCATTTATCAAGCGTTTAATAGCGCAGTCGTTGAACGTGCGAGAATCTCACCAGCGACTGCCGAACGACTAGAAGGCATTATTTCTGACGAATTATTCAACGACCTTCAAGACTATCTGTCTACGCACTATACAAGAGGGAAAACCACTAAACCGGTTTTGGATAAAATCAACGCAGGACTGCCAGAGGGACTGTTTAAACGATTCAAAGAGGAAGTGGAAGGGCTACGAGCGAATTATAAGAATAGCCTAGCTAAATACATCATGGACGTTAAAGGCTGCGATAGAAAAGAAGCTAACAGAATCAAGGACTCAATCAATCGATGCTATGTCGAATGTATCGTTCTAACACCGCTCAAGGTCATTCAAATGGAAGGGCTACTTTCCAGAGACTTATTCAGTAAGATTGCTAAATATGTCTTAAATAATTACGAATGGCCTGAAAAACTAGACGATGAAGTCGACCGCATCGTTCTCGAATATCGCACTAAAGGCGAATTAGGTCGTAAGAAACCCAGCGTTAAGCGTGCTCTATACACGGCATTGGCAATGGGTTTGTAGCCAGAATGGTATAGACGGTTCGATTCCGTCACTGGCTATCAGTCTGTCACACTATATTTGGTGGCTAAGACACTTTTTAACACTTTTTCGACACAGGCAAGCTGACAGACCTTGCTCACAAAATCCAGTAAATAAATAATTAGAATCGAGGAATCCTTTTTGATTTCTTTTCACCCTAGTCTTGCATTACTGGTGGCATGGCTAAATCTAACGCATGGGAGGTGATAACCTAATCCTTCTTTATTCTTGTATAAAAAAAGACCTAGACTAATGCCCAGGACTTCTACGAATTTGTTAATATTATTATACCATAAAGGAATCGTATTTATGAGAACAGTGGAACGGCTGCAAAAGATAAAGGCATTAGACAGGTACATTGACAGTCAGACAGAACAGATTAAAAGGTTGGAATCACAAGCCCTTAAAGTTACGGCTGGTGCTATGCAAGTTGACATGGTACAAGGTGGGAAACGTAAGGGCAAGGATGATGTCTATGTGGAACTTATGACGGAACGGGAGGAAATGAAACATTTCCTTGTCGAAGCTATTAAGCAAAAGCGAGACTTCCGCCGTCAAATAGCAGAGGTGGGGGATATAGAGGCACGCTCCCTACTCCAGATGGTGTACATAGACCAGCTAGATATCTGGCAGATATGTGACCGTATGGGCTTTAGTAGGGCAACATACTATGTGAAGGTAAGACAAGCTGAGAAGTATTTGGACTAATCTGTAGTGGTATATACCAATCTATAGTGCACCATACTATCAACGTGGTAATATAGTATTATCGAATCAAGAGGACACAGTAGTGTTCTCTTTTAGTTTATCTGAGAGGAGGTATACCCATGCCGATGGTCAGACGATGCAAGGCGGATGGATGCCATGCTCTAACAGAGAGACCATTACATTACTGTAGTACACATAGCAGTATGGAAGCAGCATACACAGAGGAAAGACAGAGATACTCACGGACAAGATACAACACACGAGTGAGGAACCGAGACGATGAGAGTAAGGAACGCTACGCATTCTATCGTTCAAAGACTTGGTCATCTATTCGTAAGATTGCGTTAGAACGTGACAACTATCTATGTCAGTATTGTCTTGCCTTGGGTGTGACCACACCAGACGCACGCATAGGCGACCACGTAACACCCGTTGAAATAGCTCCAGAACTTAGGACTGAAATTTCAAATGTGGTAGCAACGTGTAGGAGCTGCGATAACACCAAACGTACCTTGGAACAAGAAATCTATGGCACTGGCCAAAATAGAACGAAACAGAACACGGAGCTGCGGCTTTCCGTGGATGCGTGGGCAGGTTTAATAGCCCGCAAAAAAGAGGACGTTGTTAAACCCCTCTAATAAGCCCATAGCACGATTTTAGAATAAGGGTGGTATAATAACACCCTCGAGACGATTTAAAATTGACCCCCGCCCCTTTCTCGTGCCAAGGAGAGCCGCCACAAGGTGTTCTCTTGTATCGCACGCCAATTTTGAGGGTTTTTAAACGGTGTCATAATTGAAAATAGGAAGGAGGGTGCGATGTGGTCAAGAATCCATACTTCAAACAAAATTCGGGGCGTTTACCCACGGACCCTCCGAACTACTTAGGAACGGTAGCTAGAGAGACTTGGCGTAAAATCATTCCGTTTTTAGAAGCGACAGAAAAGGTCGAACGCATTGACACGTTTCTTGTGGAAACCTACTGTACTAACTACGAGATCTACAAAAAAGCCTATGAGGATGTCAAAGAAAACGGTATCCAAACCGAAATTAAAAAAGTTATCCAAGCACAAGGTAGTGGCGAGATTCTAGGCGAGCAGTCGATGGGATTTAGAAAAAACCCAGCCGTTGCGACAATGAAAGATGCTACTGAAACCCTTAATAAAATAGGGATTCAGCTAGGTTTGACCCCCAAAGGACGTGCAGAATTGGCTGAAATAGCCGGAAGTCAAGCGGATAATTCTTCAATGAAAGATAAAATGGCAGCATTCTTCAAATAAAGGAGGTGAAACATGCAAGAGATTGATTTAACCAAGTCAAAAGATGTAATCGGTGCTTATAATAGCATCGATTTTTCTTACGAGCGAAAAAACTATACCGACTATGGCACACAATACTGTTTTAACGTGCTAGATGGCAAGATTGTCGCTGGTTACAATATTCAATTAGCATGTTTCCGACACCTTCGAGATTTGCAAAGACAAGGGGATAGCGATTTTCCTTATGTCTATTCGGTTGATGCGTTTAACCGTTTCTTGAAATTCCTATCATTAGTGCCGAATGTCGATGATCTAAGCCAAAAACTAGAGCCTATGGATTGGCAGTATTTCATATTTGCCCAACTCTTTGCATGGTTCGACTTGGACGATGTTCCAAGGTTTTCAAATATCATCATTTCTATTGCACGTTCGCAAGGGAAAACAATGATAGCCGGCATTTGCCTTAATTTCTCTTATTTGATTGAGATTATCGGACAAAGCAACCAAGATTTCCTCGTTAGCTCGCTAAACTTCGACCAAACGATGAAGCTATACACTTATGTTAAATCTATGATGGCTAGAATCATAGAGAATGAGCCGTTTAAGTCGCTAGCAGAAGAAACACAAGTCCAATTATATTCACGAGAAATTAAATCGCTCGTAGATGCCAATACCATTCATACTATCTCGTTTGAATCTGGTAAATTTGACGGTAAACACTTTAAACTGGCCGTGGCCGATGAAGTCGGAGAGCTTAGAACGGATGAAGGTATTTCTAAAATCACATCCGGTCAAGTTAATACCGAGGGCTCACGCTTTATTGAAATTTCAACATCTTACCAAACGCCCGATGTTCCATTTCATCAAGAGCAGAAAAAACTCATTGAAATCATGGAACGTGACTTTGATAGGTCTGGTGATGATCAGTTATGTTTAATCTGGTCGCAAGATAACTTGGAAGAAGTCTTTAAACCAGAAACGTGGGCAAAGAGTAACCCGTTGCTTAATCATCCGAAACTAAAAGATGGATTGATGAAGGGGCTACTTTCCGAGCGTGATAAAAAGCTGCTTATGGGAAAACTTGCTGACTTCCAAGTTAAGAACATGAATTGCTGGTTGCTGGCTGATAGTAATAGTTTCCTTGATCTAACCGATATTGAGAATGCAGTCGTTGATGAGTTTGATATCAAAGGCAAGCGTGTCTATGTCGGACTGGATGCGTCCATGTTCAGCGATAACACAGCTATTGGTTTTGTCTATCCGTATGTTTCGGAAGATGGCAGTCAGAAATGGCACATCGAGCAACATAGTTTCATCCCCTGGCAACAAGCTGGCTCGCTAGAAGCCAAGATGGAACAAGACGGTGTCAACTATCGGGACTTGGAAACCAAGGGCTACTGTACGATTACCAGTCACCCACAAGGGCTAATCAATCCAGAGGAAGTCTACCGTTGGTTTTGTGAGTATGTAGAGGATAATCAGCTTGATGTGGTTTTCTTTGGCTATGATGCCATGATGGTATCTAAGATTATCAAAGCCTTGGAATCTAACACGAGCTTTCCACTCATGCCAATCAGACAACGCACAAGCGAATTGAAAGACCCGACAAAATTCCTTCAAACGCTCTTTATCGAGGGGAATATTACCCGTTTAGATGATGAAATCATGCGTAAAGCCTTGATAAATGCGGTAATCAAAGAGGATAACATCGGTATTCAAGTCGATAAAATGAAATCGACCTATAAAATCGACGTGGTGGATGCTCTTATTGATGCGTTCTATGATGGTATGTATGCGTTTGAAGATTACGCTATTACCAACAATCCAACGTGGAAGGTCGAACACATGAGCCAAGAGGCTGTTCTAAACTGGTTGAAAAACCCAGATAGTGGGCTACTAGAGGAGTATTAATACATGATTTTGAAGTTTTTTAAGGCGATTTGGGCTATTTTTGACATTCTTATGTTCATTTTAGCTGCGATTTCGCTTAATCTGACCACTTATAACCTCGGATATGTGTGGTTTGGTATCAGCATGACCATTACATTCGTATTAGTAGGTTTAATTAGTGAGCTAGCCGCTAAAAAAAGCTAGAAAGGAGGTGATAATAATTGCCGATATTTAATTTAGCAACCGAAAGCCCACCGAGCAATCAAGGGGGCTTTTTTGACATCACTGATCCAGAGTTTTTAGCTACTTTAAATGGTAGTGAGTGGGTTTCAGCCGAAACTGCTCTAAAGAACTCGGACCTATTCTCTATTATCAGTCAGCTATCCAACGACCTTGCGACTGCTAAGCTAACGACTAGCCGAAAACAGTTACAAGGTATCGTGGATAACCCGTCAAACAACGCTAACCGCTTTAACTTCTACCAGTCAATCTTTGCTCAAATGTTGCTTGGTGGTGAAGCCTTTGCGTATCGCTGGCGTAACGATAACGGGCGTGATATGAAGTGGGAGTATTTAAGACCATCTCAAGTCTCTTTCAATCAATTGGACAACCAGAATGGTCTTTACTATAACATCACATTCGATGACCCACGCATACCACCAAAACAGCATGTACCGCAAAGCGACATCTTACATTTCAGATTGCTATCCGTGGATGGTGGTCTGACAAGCGTAAGTCCGTTGATGGCTCTTGGTAGAGAACTAGATATTCAAAAGGCTAGTGATAAGCTAACGCTTAATTCCCTTAAAAATGCCCTAAATGCCAATGGTATTTTGAAAATCAAGGGCGGTGGTTTGCTCGATTTCAAAACTAAGGTTTCCCGTTCTCGACAAGCAATGAAGCAAATGCAAGGCGGTCCGTTGGTACTGGATGATTTAGAGGATTTCACACCTCTTGAAATTAAATCCAACGTGGCCCAACTACTTAAGCAAGCGGACTGGACGACCGGACAATTTGCGAAAGTCTACGGTATCCCAGAAAACGTTGTCGGCGGTCAAGGTGACCAACAATCTTCACTAGAAATGAGCTCTAACGTGTACTCTAAAGCGGTAGCACGTTATTTAAGACCATTTCTTAGTGAATTATCTCAGAAACTTTCATGCGATGTGGACGCAGATATTTTCCCAGCGGTTGATCCGACTGGTGCTAACTATATCAGCCGTATCAATAGCATGGTCAAAAGTGGCACACTCGCACAGAATCAAGGCTTGTATATTTTGCAACAAGCTGAGATTTTACCTAAAGAGTTGCCAGAGGGTAAGAACCCTAACCGTACCACATTGAAAGGAGGTGAGATAAATGGGCAAGATTGACATTAAAGGCGATATTGTAAGCGATGATGCTGGGGCGTTCTATGAATACTTCGGTATGTCTAGTACCTATCCAAAACTGGTACAAGATGCCATTGCTAACGATGAAGACGAAGAAATCACGCTTAACATTGCGTCAAATGGTGGTGATGTATTCGCAGCTAGTGAAATCTATACAATGCTTAAGGCTAGCGGAAAGCGTATTGTGGTTAATGTGCAAGGGCTTGCGGCTAGTGCTGCGAGTGTCATTTCTATGGCTGGTGATACCGTGCGTATCAGTCCAACGGCGCATATCATGATTCATAAAGCGTCTACTGGTATTGTTGGGAATAGTGATGACCTAGAACATCAGTCAGCAGTATTGAACAGTATTGATGAGTCTATCGCATTAGCTTATGAAATGAAAACTGGTCTTAAACAACCAGAGCTTTTAGATCTTATGGCTAAAGAGACATGGCTTAATGCTAAAACTGCCGTTGATAAAGGCTTTGCGGATGAAATCATGTTCTTCGACAATGATGAAGAAGAAATCATGGTTACTAATGCCGCACATCAGCTACCAAGCAAATCAGCAATCACTAAATTTAAGAATATGATTGCTACACCTAAAACCAATTCATTGCGTGAGCAGAAATTGGCAATTTTACTTGAAAAATGAAAGGAAGATGATTGATGAGAACATCGAATGAATTGCATGACCTTTGGGTCGCTCAAGGCGACAAGGTCGAAAATCTTAATGAAAAACTTAACGTAGCTATGCTTGATGATTCAGTTACCGCTGAAGAATTGCAAGCAATCAAAAACGAACGTGACACTGCGAAAATGAAACGTGACATGTTCAAAGAACAATATACTGAAGCTCGTGCTAGCGAAGTGGCTAACATGTCAGAGGAAGAAAAACAACCTTTGACTAAAAACGAAGAAGAAGTAAAAGACGCTTTTGTTAAAGACTTCAAAAACCTTGTTCGTGGTCGCTATCAAAACTTGCTTGATTCTAAGACAGACGGAACTGGTGCCGATGCTGGATTGACTATCCCACAAGATATTCGTACAGCTATCAATACTTTGGTTCGTCAATACGACTCATTGCAAGAATACGTTAACGTTGAAAATGTTACAACTCTTACTGGTTCTCGTGTTTATGAAAAATGGGCTGAAATTACTGGCCTTTCTAAACTTGATGATGAAGCTGGACAAATCGGCAACAATGATGATCCAAAATTGTCACTTATCAAGTACGCTATCAAACGCTATGCTGGTATTTCAACAGTAACAAACAGCTTGCTTGCTGATTCTGCTGAAAACATTCTTGCATGGTTGTCTGGTTGGATTGCTAAGAAAGTTGTTGTTACTCGCAACAAAGCTATTTTGGAAGTGATTGCAACACTCCCAACTAAACCAACATTGGCTAAATGGGATGATATCATTGACCTCGAAGCTAAAGTTGACCCAGCTATCAAACAAACATCATTCTTCTTGACAAACACTTCTGGGTTCACTGCTCTTAAGAAAGTTAAGAACGCTATGGGTGACTACCTCATGGAACGTGATGTGAAATCACCAACTGGATACTCAATCGACGGTTTCGCAGTTAAAGAAGTGTCTGACCGTTGGCTTGCTAATGGTGCAGCTGGGGCTATGCCATTGTACTTCGGTGACTTGAAACAAGCGGTAACATTGTTTGATCGTCAACACTTGTCACTACTTTCAACTAACATTGGTGGTGGTGCTTTCGAAACTGACACTACTAAAGTACGTGTGATTGACCGTTTCGACGTTGTTAAAACGGATGAAGAAGCCTTTGTGCCAGCGTCATTCAAAGCAATCGCTGACCAAAAAGCTAATCTTACTCCAGGAGCTTAATTTAGGAGGTAAGCAATGAGTGTATCTAAGGAAACCATCATGCAGACCTTGAATCTGGATGAGACAGACGACACTGCACTCATTCCAGCTTACATTGAATCGGCTCAACAGTACATTATCAATGCAGTCGGTAGTGATAAGAAATTCTACGACCTTGAGAGTGTAGAATCTCTATATGACACGGCTGTAATAGCCCTCACAAGCTCATATTTCACCTATAGAGTGGCTCTAACGGACACGGTGACTTATCCGGTCAATCTCACTTTGAATAGCATAATTGGGCAATTAAGGGGCTTATACGCAACGTATAGCGAGGAAAGAGGTGACTAATGGCTAAAGTTAGATACTTGCCCTCAGACTTTCGTTTCAAGGCTGATTTTGGTACATACCAGAGCACCCTTAACAAGTTTACGGGTGTGAGTGTTCCAAAATTTGTCAAACAATTTACGTTGCACTATAAACCCCACACTCGCACACTCAATCAAGAGTATTTAGCTCAACAAAATGGCGAAAGCGATACAAGAGTAATTGTTATCCGCCATAATGCTAAAGTGATTGAAGGTCAAGTCGCAGTCCTTAATGGCACTCAGTATGACATCGTGCGTGTAAGTCCAAACGAAAATTTTGGACTTAACCGCTACGACTTTCTGACACTTAGAAAGCACAAGAAAGTTGGGTGATGGCTATGGTAGGGCTTGATGAAGCACTAGAGGGCTGGCTTGAAACGGTAGCCAGTATTGGCGATATCACACCGGCGGAACAAGCTAAGATTACTACCGCTGGTGCGAAAGTGTTTCAAAAAGAACTGGAAGAAGTTACTAGGGAGAAACACTACTCAAACAAGAAAAATTTGAAGTATGGACACATGGCTGACGGTTTATCTGTCCAATCAACTAACGCTGACGGCAGAAAAAACGGTGTGGCAACCGTAGGCTGGAAAAACAATTACCATGCACAAAATGCCAGACGATTGAACGACGGCACTAAGAAATATCGTGCTGATCATTTCGTTACCAATGTCCAAAACGATAGCACTGTACAGAAAAAGGTGCTATTGGCAGAAAAAGAGGAATATGAGAAATTCATCCGTAGAAAAGGAGGAAAGTGATTAAGTGTTAGCAACCGTAAAACTAAAAGAGTTGATTGACGGCAAAGAATTTGGTGAAATAAGCGAAGTCTACGCAAACAACTTGCCGAAAGAACTCGAAGAAAATACCGATAAGACAATTGTGTTGCTCACTGAAAGCAATCCATCCCTTGACTTAAGCGGAAACAATACCTTTTTCAGCAAAACAGATAGAGTAGAAGTCCAGACTTTTTACAAAGCTGATATCGATTTCGATATTGAAGCCTTTGAAATGGAACTGTTGAAGTTCTTAAAATCGGAACACTACTCAATAACAGATATGAGAGAACATAGTATAGACCCCGATACATTGCAAATTACGGCGGTCTTTTTTGTTGCTTTCGATAAATTGATTTAACAAAGGAGATTTTACTATATGGCAATTGTAGGTTTGAAAATGGTCCGCCTTGCTTTGGTTGACCCTAAAACCCAAAAACTCATTAAAGGCAACGACGGCCTTTCAACAGATGGTGTGATTGAAGTTGATTCTAAGATGCTTGGTACTCGTACCGCTAACATCTCAAACTTGGAAGGTCAAGCGACTAAAGTACCAGGGAACAACCAAACACAAGACGTTATGATCGCACCAGGTTCACCAACGGTAGCGTTTGACTTCAACAACCTTGACTTCAATCTCAAACAAAAACTACTTGGATTCCGTCCTGATGGCAAAGGTGGTTATACGATGGGTGGTGAGAAACCACATGTAGCGGTGTTGATTGAATCTGAAACACTTGACCGTAAACACTCAGTGTTCTTTGGTTTTGCTAACGGTATCATGCAAGAAACAACTCAAAACGTTTCAACAGATACTGATACTGCCCAAACTCGCCAAAACGATAACATGACATTCAGTGCCTTGTCAGCGGATGCGTTTGGTAATGAGCCTTACAAGAAATACTTCTCTGGAGAATCTACTTTTGATAAAGCTAATATGTATAAAGAAGTGTTTGGTGGATATGCACTCACTGGTACACCAGGGCTCGGTGGATAATCTAAATAATTCGCAAGAGGTCGGGCTCATGACCTGACCTCTATTTTTGTTAAAGGAGTAAAGATAAATGGAAATCAAAACTATTCAAATCCCAGAAATCAGTAAAAAAGCCTTCAAAGTGACTACAAGCAACCGCAACGTTTTGCGTATGCATGAATACCAACTTGCCGTGCTTAAAATCAGCGACACCGTTGAGGAAGGCGACACGCAAGAGCAAGCGCAAGCAAGTTTCACAATCCTTAAAGAAATGCTCGGTTTCATTCGTGCCGTCCTTAACTTGGATGATGAAGCTTATGACAAATTGCTTGATTTGGACAATGAGCGTACACAAGAGATTGCTGAAAAATTGGTGGGCTATATGTACGGTTTGACTGACGAACAACTTGAAAATGCCACTGGTGAAGTTGACCCAAAAGACTAAAGTCTAAAGGGGAACAGATTTTTGATTTAGAAAATCGCATTGAAGATTTAAAAATCATTGCTAAGAAATCAATCCAAGGTTTTGGGTGGACACTAGATCAGTACTACGACACTGATTACTATGAGCTAATGAAAATTTTGAATGCTAAAGAGGAAGAAGATAGAATGGTTGACCCAACATCTTTACTCTAATTTTTTAAGGAAAGGAGGAAAAATATTACATGGCAAAAGTACAAGCTACCATGTCCACGGAAATCGCCTTGGATACGCTACAAGCCGCTAATTCGATTAAGCGTTTAACTCAGTTAGTCAATAGCTCTACTAACGCATGGAAAGCACAAGAAAGCCAAATGCGTAGTGCTGGGGACTATTTGGGAGCAGCACAAGCTAAGTACGATGGTCTGGGCAATGCTATCCAAAACCAACAACATAAGATTGAGAAACTGAAACAAGAACAGTCTCAACTTAAAGGGAGTACCGCTGAAACTGCTGAACAGTACCTTAAATACCAGCAACAGATTGACCAAGCGACTACTCGTTTGGCGTCGTTGGAAAATCAACAAAGGCAAGCTAAGAATAGCCTAGATTATCAAAAATCTGGTTTGGCAGAACTTCAAAAGGAATACAAAGCCCAAAACGAAGCGTCTGAAACTTATGTCAAGCGTTTAAAAGCCGAAGGCAAAGAGGATGAAGCAAGGCAAGAGCAACTCAAGCAATACAAGGGCTCTATTACTAACTTAAATAAGCAGTATGAGACCCAAAAAGAAATGCTTGAGCGTGTGGCAAAACAGTCCGGAAGAACAAGCGATGAATACCGCAAGCAAAAGCAACGCCTAGATGAAACAGCAACAAGCCTAGCACACACTAGAAACGCTGCCGATAAGTTGAATGATGAGATTGAGCAAAGTCAACGTTCTAGTTCACTCATTGGACGCTTGAAAGATAGCTTTAAACGTTTAGGTAGTAAAGTCAGTGAGACTGAAACAAAAACCTCACGCCTAAAAGGTATCTTCGGAGCTACGTTTGCAGCTAATCTTATTAGCAACGGTTTCCAAAACGCATTGGGAGCCATCAAGGGTAAGTTTGACGAAATCGCCCAATCCAGTGCCGAATACGTTAAATACCAGCAAACCATGAACGCCACTTGGCTAACACTTACTGGTAATGCTGAAGAAGGTAAGAAGATGGTCGACATGACCAACCAAATGGCACAAGCGGCGGCTAACTCAACCGAAATGGTTGACGGTATGAACCAGAAATTCTATGCCGTTACCCACAACACCGAGTTGACCAAGCAACAAACACAAGCCATTCTTACCTTGCAAGATGCGTTTGGTCAGACCGATGCAGCCGTGGAAAACTTTGCTACTCAGTGGGCTCAAATGATTGCCAATGGTAAGGTTCAAGGGCAAGACATGATGTCTATTATCAATGTCTTCCCAGAAATGAAGAACCAACTGAAAGAAGTTGCCGCACAAGAATTGGGCATTGCAGACATGACCGCAGATAAATATGCGGAACTCCAAAAAGACGGTAAGATTACCGCTGAGATGGCACAGAAAGCCTTGTTCGAGTTGCAAGACAAGTACAAGGATGCGACGGCTAACTTCTCAACCACTATCGGTGGTCTTGAAAGAACTATCCAGTCTCGTATGCCAGCGGTGGTAGCGGCTTTCCGTGACCCAATCGATAAAATGAAAAACCCATTCTTGCAACAGATTGGGAATTGGGTTGCTGATCCTAACACTGAGACTAAGTTTAAAGATTTAGGGGAACATGTTTCTAAAGGTCTAGGCACTATCATGGATGCCTTTTCTAAAGTCTTTAATCTAGGTAGTGGTACCGACAAGCTCAATGGCTTCATGGACGGCCTTAACAAGGTCGTTGATAACGTTAGTAAAACCATTGCTAACAACGCCCCTAAGATTGTAGCCTTCTTCAAAGAAGTTAAAGACAGTTTAGGTTCGGTGTTTAACATTGGTAAAGACTTTGCTAGCGGTGTTTGGGAAACTGCCGTAGGCATGATTAAAGGTGTTGCCGAAGCGCTTAACCTAATGACTGGCAACGGCAAGAAAGCTAAATCACCAGTAACATCACTATCCAAGGCTTTAGGCGGTATTGCAGAACATAAAACGGCTATTAAAACAGTCGGTTCTTTGTTTGCTGCCTACTTTGTGGGTTCTAAAGTAGCTTCAGGAGTGATGAAAGTTGCGAAAGCTATTAACGTGATGAAAAATTCAACGATAGCTATGACTGTCGCCCAAAAAGCTATGGCTGCCGCTCAAAAAATTGCGACGGGGGTGCAAGTAGCATTGAACACAGCAATGGCAACAAATCCCATCGGGTTAATCGCCGTTGCGGTAGCAGCGGCTGTCGCTGCATTGGTATTGCTCTATAAACACAACAAGAAATTCAAGAAATTTGTTGATGGCATGTTCAGCGCTGCAAAAAAAGCCTTTGACAAAATCTTCAAGGTGACTAAAGAAATCTTTGGTAAGATCATTGATTTCTTTAAAAAGGACTGGAAACAGGTCCTTTTATTTATCGCCAATCCTATTGCTGGAGCATTCGCTTTAATTTACAAGCACAATAAAAAATTCAAGAAATTCGTTGATGGCATTGTTAAAAATATCAAAGACGGTTTTTCTAATGCTGGTAAGTGGCTTGGTAAGACATGGGATGGCATGAAGAAAACTTGGACGGGTGCGATGGACTCAATGACCAAGAGCACCAAGAAAGGTTTTGAAAAGACCAAGACTTACTTCACTGGCGGTGAGAAAGGTATTAAAGCCTTTACTAACACTGCCAAGAAATTGCTTGTAATCTCTAATCCGGTAGTCGCTGGGTTTGAGTTGATGTATAAGCACAACAAACCATTTAAGAAGTTCGTTGATAACACCGTGGATCATGTCAAAGACATGGCTAAAGGCGTTGCAAAACACATGAGTAACCTTAAGAAAGACTGGGGCGAAAAGTGGGAGAATGTCAAGAAGTTCGCATCTAAAACATGGGAGAACATCAAGGGCAATGCTACGGAAGCAATGACTGCTCTTGGTAAGGATATTGACAAGCACCACAAGGGCATTAACAAAAACTGGTTTGAAGGTTGGGAAAACTCTAAAAAATTCCTTTCGAAAAAATGGGATGAAATCGGAGCGTTAACGCAAGAGAAATTTGGCGTTAACATTACCAAACTGATTACCGATGCTTTAACCAACATCGCTAAATTCTTCAAAGATACTTGGGACAACGTGAAAAAAGGCTTTGGTGAAATGTGGGACGGCATGAAAAAACTTGCCGGTGACGGTATTAATGCTGTCATTGCCTTGCCAAACGCTGGTATTGACGGTATCAACAAACTGATTTCAGATTTCGGTGGTAGCAAAGAAGCTATCTCTAAAATTCCGAAAGTTAAGTTTGCCGGTGGTACTGGTATGTTTAGCTCATACCGAAACCCAATTACCAAACCTACGTTAGCTACTCTAAACGATGGCTACGATAGCCCAGTGACTAACAACCAAGAAATGGTAATCTTGCCTAACGGCAAGTCATTCTTGCCGCAAGGTCGAAACGTTGAATACCTCTTGCCAGCCGGTTCGGAAGTAATCAATGCTAGCGAACTAGCTATGCTCATGGGTGTTGAACGTGGAGCGTTTGCGAAAGGTACTGGATTCTGGTCTAAAATCTGGGATACGGCTACTAACGTGGCTGGCTCAGTGTGGGATACCATGAAGAACGGTGTCGATAAATTCATGAAAATGATTGAATTTGTCGGTGATGTCGTTAAAGACCCCGTTGGATCATTGGCTAAAAAATTCAGTCCTAATGCTGATAAATTGGCTGGTATGTTCAACCCGCTCGGTAACGCATTGTATAAGAAACCGGTCGAAGAAGCTAAGAACTGGTGGAAAGAGCTTTGGTCTATGGCTAGTGCCTCAATGGATGAAGGCACGGTGGCTATGGGGGCTAAAGGTGATGACTACCGATTCAAAGACAAGGCCAAAGACGCTGGTGCTGACCCGTGGGGTTATTTCTATCGTGAATGTGTATCCTTCGTTGCCAGCCGTTTGGCTAACCTTGGTGTTAAGCCTAGTTTGTTTAGTTACCTTGGTAATGGTAATCAATGGATATCTGCCAGCGTGCCACACTTAAGTAGACCTAAACCGGGAACGGTAGCGGTCTACACTGGTGGTCCAGTATCAAGCAACCACGTTGACTTTGTAAC